AATGATTTTTCTATTACATTTCCTGGTGTGTCTTCGAATGTTGCTGTTCTATATTTCATAACAAGGACTTCACCGCCTCTAATAGGCCACTTAGATATTGCATTAACAGCATCTGTAATTTGTAAAGCACCACTTAAGGTTGGGGACCAAATATCTTCGTGTAGGATAACTTCAAAAGTAAATTTTCCACCCTCGTGCATGAGATCGTATTTCGTCATGTCTTGTGTGAGCAAGAAAAGCTCATCACATTTGACTTCACCTGGTTTGGAAATATTTTCTACTGTTTGTTCGTCTGCCATTTCATCACTATTTAACTAATCTAAGATATTGTTGAGTTATGTCTCTTAAAAATTGTTTATGTAAAAGAAATATTTGACTCTTTTTATCATTTAGATCAGTTTCATACTCTAAATTTGTAACTGCTAAATAGCTTCCATTTGCTACTAATAGTGAATCCCAGTCCACTATAGCATTTTTATCTTCACTCATTACATAATGGTGGACATCTGTGCTGTTGTCTTCACCATATTTATCTTTTACATAAGCATTTAAAGCCGAATTACTTAGCGGCCATTCTCTTTTTACATCTACTATATTATTACAAATTAATATTAACCAATGATACTTAGTAGAACCATAAAATTTGTCCGCTACTATTTCAGGAGTTTCACCGTCACCAATATAATAGCTCACTAAGTTAAGTCTATTCTGAAAATACTTATCTAAATGAACTCTACGAAATATATCTGGGACGATTGTGTGGCCACCGTTAAAAGGATAATACATTTTTGGAAGTGCTTTAAAATACATATTAGAACCCCTGTGCTATCCTTACCGCTGTTAATGTTTCTAGTTCTGTAAATGCCAATTCCATACTGATTTCTGTTGGCATACCTTGTGTGTCTATAAATGTATTAAAAATACCGTCAGGGCCATATGTTACTTTACATCCTGTTAATGCACAAGAAGATATTTTAGGTAAATGTGGATTTGTTATAGGGTCTGCTCCATTGGCACTATGTTCAAATACTATTGAAAATTCTGCGGGATAAATTAAAAACATATCTCCTTGGGAGGCCTCTGGGTGCATATGATACTTAAAGGTATCAATTATCTCCATTACCATGTTTGCCTCTCCTATATTTCTAGGTGCAAACGTGTAACTAAAAGAAAATTTTCTAAAACCCATACTCTTAAATAATTGTTCTTTGTATGGATTGTTAACCTTTTTAGATGTTGCCTCTAATGTTGCTCCAAAGTCTGCATCTGCTCCTAACGCTTTAGGTACATTGGCTGCAGCTGTTATCGCTCCCCTGCCTGCAAACTCCGGTAGTTCTTTTAAATCTTTAAAATCCATTCTGCCTGATCCTATCAAGCCAGCAATTCCTAATGATGTTTCATCCCAATTAGCTTGGTATGCTGAAACTATTGATTGGGGCACGTGCATTGTAATTGTTTTTAATAGTCTCATTGTTGACGTATTGCTTGTAAGGAGTTTAGCTACTACTGCTCCAACTGCTGCTGATCCTGCTGTTACTAATACCTTTCCGAGTTTTGAGGCGTCTTTTAATATTTTCCCACCACCTACTAATGATGCTGTTCCAAGGGCTGCAGCTAGAGCTGCTGTTGATGCTGCCGCTGTTTCATAAGCTTCTGCTTTTGCTCTATTTTCTTTTGTATATTCTTTACTGTATTCTTGGTTAGCAGCTATTAAATCAGCCATCATTTGTTCATTACCTTCAGCAGCTAAGGCTTCTGCTTCTGCTACCACAGAATTTTGTCTAGCGTTTATATAAAACTTGACAGCATTTGGCATTGTAGGTGAATATATTTCTTGAGGATATCTTAGATCATTTACGCCTGAGCCAAAACCTTTGGCGTCAGGATCTAAACTATAATCACCTTTGACCTGTTGTTGCTTGTCTATCATATCCTGATGGCTATCAGGATTGATGATCTGCTTTTGAGAGCTATCTATCTTATTTTTTTCAACGTGATTCTTCTGATGATTATATTTAATCTCTTCTTCAGTCTTACCCCAATCGCGAGGATCCCACCATTGTTTTGCTTCGTTTGTTGGCATATATAAATACTCTGAGTTATGTTATACACTTATTTATATGGTTTATGCCAAAGAAATATATAAAGGCAAGTTTATTCCTCGAAATCCAATAAAGTATCTCGGGGACTTAAAATCCATTGTCTACAGATCTAGTTATGAATTAAAATTTATGAACTGGTGTGATCTTAACGAATCAGTTAAAGGTTGGGCCTCTGAAGAAGTGGCAATCCCATATCGTAATCCATTAGATAACAAAGTACACAAATATATGGTGGACTTTTATATACAAGTAGACAAGAAAAAGTATCTTGTTGAAGTAAAACCCGAAAGATTTACCAAACCACCCGCCACACAGAAAAGAAAAACAAGAAAATACTTGCAAGAAGTAGCCCAATACGGAGTTAATGAAGCTAAATGGAAAAGTGCTAAAGATTTTTGTAAGAAACAAAATATGGAATTTATGATTATAACTGAAAAAGAATTGGGTATCTAATATAAATACTTACATGGCAACACCATTCACAGATATTAGACTAGAGGCCGGAGACAGAGACCGTTCTGCTAATTGGTATATGAAAACTGTTCGTAATGTAGCGAGCGGAATGAATCAACCCGAGGAAGTGTTTGGTTCTGACTTAGGAGAATATGCACAACGATTAGACATAGGTCAAATGTACGCTTTTAAATATGATCCTAAACACAAGGAAACATTACCATATTACGATACGTTTCCTTTAGTAATAATATCAGAGCCGTTGCCAACAGGATTCAGTGGTATTAATTTACATTATATTGCCCCTTTAGTAAGGGCTAGATTGTTAGGCAAACTTATGGAAGCCTCAGATTTAGATATAGATGTAAAAAGTAAATTAAGATCACAATGGGGTTTTATAAGAAATTTTAGCAGATACCCAGAAGTAAGAGGATCTGTTAAGAAATATTTACACAATCATATTTCAGGTAGGATGTATAAAGTAAATCCAGTACATTGGAAGTCAGCAATATTTTTAGACACACAACAATTCGTTGGTGCACAGGCTGCAGAGATATACAGAATAAATTCTAAACGACCTGAGCGTAAAAGGAGACAAGTATAATGGCTAGAGGTATTAATTCAGACGGCGAAACAAGCTTAACAAAATTCGAAGACTTTATAGGAAAGGTAAGAAGTCGGCCGTTAGCTAGAACTGAAAGGTTTGAATGTACCTTTGCGTTTCCAAACTCATTCCAAGGGGAGATTGCTAGACTAAGAGAGGTTCTTAAGGGAAGAAACTCCAGCATGATTGCTTCAGCTGATAAGCAAGGAGGCGTTGTTTGGGGTGGCTTAGCTGAGAATGAGTGCACCATAATGTGTGAAGAAGTACAAATCCCTGGTATGGTATTACAAAACAAAGAAGTTCCTATAGGGGCTTGGAATTTTATGAGAAATTCTAACGTCAACTTTTTAGGAAACGAAATAAATATTACATTTTTAACAGACATCGACTGGTATTTAAGGCATGTATTTGAAGCTTGGATTAGCCATTGTGTTAATACTACTTCAAAAGAAGTTGCATTTCCAGATGATCAATATGGAGAAGTATCAATTTCTGCATTAGATTGGGGTCCAGGAGAAAATGTAAGAACAACATGGAAACTTTATGAAGTTACACCAAAGGTATTAAATTTAATACCATTGGCAATGATGGGGACCAGTATAGCAAGAACTACACTAATTATATCCTCAGCATACTGGACTTCTAAAGTTGTGGAAGTAGCAATGGCTGCAGATAAAAATGAGCAGCCAACAGGATAATATAATGGAGAAAATATATGACATTACCTAGAGTAGAAACACCAATATTTGAGAATACTTTAGCCTCTACAGGAGAGCTTATTAAATTTAGGCCTTTCTTAGTTAGAGAAGAAAAAATTCTTATGTTGGCGAGCGAGTCAGAAGACTTTAAAGACATGGTTAACGCATGCGTTCAAATTGTAACAAACTGTTCTGGTGGAAAAGTTAAGGGCGAAGAGCTTACAATGTTTGATTTACAAGACTTGTTTCTTAAAATAAGAGCTAAGTCTGTAGGTGAAACAGCAGAATTTACACTTACCTGTGGTGAGTGTGAAAAGTCTATACCTTATACTTTAAGACTTGATGAAATGAAAGTCGAGGGTTTAGAAAGCCCACCCGATAAATTCATTAAAATAACTGAAGATTTTGGTGTGCAATTAAAATGGCCCACAGCATTAATTGCAGCAGAGTCTGACGAACTAACCGATGATGAGTTAGTTGCTAAATGTATTGATTATGTGGTTGATGGGGAAGAGACATTTAGTATTGACGAAGAATCTATAGATGAAATTAATGAATTTATAGAAGATCTTCCAATAGAAGCTATGGATAAAATGAGAGAGTTTTTTCAACAAATGCCTCGTATAGAACACTTGGTGGAATATAAATGTCCACATTGTGAAACCGATAATAATATTAGTATTAACGGATACGAACATTTTTTCGGCTAACTCTGTCCCAGGAGAGTCTTGGAAATTTTTACAAGACTAATTTCTTGCTTATGCAGGAACATCAGTATAGTTTAACGGAGCTGGAAAACATGATGCCGTGGGAGAGAGAAGTTTACGTTTCAATGCTCGTAACGCATTTGAAGAAAAAAGCAGATAAAAAGAAACAGAATCAATCAGGTTGGTAAGTAAATGGCAGACGATAGGAAAACAGAAATACAGCTAGACGCAATTCTAGATCGTCTAGAGGAAAAAGATGCTAAGAAAATGGGTGGCATGTGGGGCAACCGCGCACAAGATCTCACAGGCGCAAAAGAATTCAAACAGCTAAAGGCTATTGTTGATCAACAAGATGAATTCCTTCGTGAACAACACGAGAACCTAGAGAAAAGTACAACCACATTAAAGGCAGACGCCGAAACAAATAAGCTAGCTAACAAAGTCCAAATTGGTAAAGAACTCCTACAGTTTAGAACTGAACGAGAATTTTACAATGCCCAAAGAAAACATAATAAAGGAGCACGAAACGCTCGTATAAAAATCATTAAACAAAATGATGATATCATAGCTAGCAATCAAGATTTACAAAAGTTAATTAAAGAGAAACGCGCAGCTCTAGGTGGACCAACAGGTGTTGGCCAACAGGCTCCAGGACCAAATGGTGGTGGCCAACAGGCTCCAGGACCAAATGGTGCCGGACAAGTCCAGGCTCCAGGACCAAATGGTGCCGGACAAGGAGGAGGCAAAACAGACACATCAAACCTTGAAGCAGAATTTAGAGCAATGTCAGAAGGTTACGACAGCGTTGAAGATAAAATAAAGCGAACAGGCTGGCAATCAGACGAACAAAAAGATGAATACTTCAAGAAAAATAAAGACTTAAGAGAAAGACAAAAAGCAGTAATAGATTTAGAAGGCGAAGGACGAGCTCCAAAAAGAACGGAGATCGAGACAAAGCGAGGCCCTAGTAGAAAAGTAGATAGTGTTCATGAAGTCAACAGCTCGGATGGAACGCGACGCGATCCAACTGCTTGGGGCACACCGGGAATGATTGAAGGCACCTATAATGATGAATTCTTTTCTGAAAATCAGACTTCATCTAAAACATTAGACTCTAGGGACAGGGCACAAGCCAAAGAAGATGTCTTTGGTGATAAAGGCATGGGCGAAAACGACAAGAACATGGCTAAGCTCAGAATAGGTGGTAGAGGCCTTACAAGAGCTGAAAGAGACAAATCAGGAAACATTAAATTTAGAGATGAACAAAGAGGTTCATATGCTGATGCAACTCATTTTACAGAAAGCGAAGGTAGAATTGGTGCATTAGCCGGAGATATTAGAGCTGGCATGGGATATGCTGGTGGTACAACAAATAGACAAGCGTCCATGTCCTCAAAAGGCACTGCAGAATTAAGTAAAAATCTAGGACAAAACGCAGCAGAAATCCAGCATCAGATGGACGCCCTAGAAAAAGCAGATGCAGA